CGAAGTTTGCCGTGGTTGACCGGGACATCGAGGAGGCCAAGCTTCTGGTCGATCATGACCGCTTCTATGAGCCGCACGTTCTGGACTGGCGCAGCCGTGCCTATGCCAAGCCGGGGTTCAACCACCAACGTGCTGACTACTGCAAGGGTCTCTTCGAGTTTGCCGATGGTGAGGTACTCAACGAGACCGGTGTCAAGTGGCTGAAGTGGAACGTGGCTACCACGAATGCCCAGAAGGTCAATGGCCGTGCCCTAGACAAATCACCGTTCGATGTGCGTGTCCAATGGACCGAGGATAACCTTGAGATGATCCAAGTGATTGCCAAGGACCCTATTGCTTCCCTGGACCTCTGGAAAACCGCAGATAGCCCCTTCTGCTTCCTTGCTGCCTGCGTGGCTCTGGTGGGTTACCTGAAGGACCCCTTGGGCCTCATGGGCTACCGTTGCCATCTGCCTATCGCTATCGATGGTAGCTGCTCCGGTATTCAGCACTTCTCGGCAATCATGCGGGATGCTGCAGGGGGTGCTCTGGTCAACCTGATCCCCTCGGAGTTCCCCCAGGATATCTATGCGGCTGTAGCTGCCATCTCGGGTCCCTTGGTCGAAGCTGACCTGACCCATGAGGACGAGAAGGTCCGTGGGTTTGCTCAACTGTGGCACTCATACTTCGTGGACCGCAAGGTTACCAAGCGGAACGTGATGACCTACGGGTACGGCTCGGAAGTCTCTGGGTTTGCTGACCAGTTATTTGAGGACATCATGGATGTGAACGATGAAAGCCGTGCGCACTTCGGGGTTACCAAGGATAACTGGGTGGAAATGATGGAAGTGGCTCGCTATCTGGCTGCTCACAACATGACTGGCATCAAGCAGACCGTTAAGGGTGCCCCGCTGGTCATGGAGTTCCTGAAGAGCATTGCAGGCATAATGGCTCGGGCAAACCTTCCGGTTCGCTGGACGACTCCCATGGGTTTCCCTGTGCTGAACGCTTACTACAAGCCTGAGTTCACCCGTATCGCTACGTTCCTTTGGAACAAGGCCCTCAGCGTGCCTACGAAGTTCATGCCCAAGGTTCAGTCAGGGTTCTCCAAGGAGTTAAATGCCCACAAGCAACGCAGCAGTATCAGCCCGAACTTCATCCACTCGTTAGATGCAGCACACCTTCAGTTGGTCGTGCACAACTCGAAGGCTGAGGGGATCGATAACTTCCTGATGATCCACGACTCCTTCGCAGCCTTACCGAACCAGATGGACAAGTTCTCGATGATCGTGCGCAAGAGCATGGTCGAGATGTACGAGAACCGTGATCCCCTGGAGGAAATCCTCGATACAGCCCGTGCGGACCTGATCGTGACCGGTGAGGCATCCACGGATGAAGCACAAGCCAAGAAGATTGCGAAGCTCATCAAGGAACTGGACAAGCTGATGGTTCCTCCTAGGGGTACCCTGGATCTCAATAGCATCCTCGAGTCCCAATACGCTTTTTCTTGATTCTTGTACAACACACCACAGTACAGCATGAGGCCCTTCGGGGCCTTTCTGCATTTCTAGAGAGATGAAACATGACAGTTGAAAAACTTGAGCGCGGGGGCGCCGTTGCAGTCCTGTACTCCCCAGGCTTTGGAGCAGGTTGGTTCACGTGGGGACAAGAGGTACGAAAAGTCTTCTGCCCTCGACTCGCCCTGGCAGTGCTTGGTGAGTCAGGTGAGAACCCCCACCAAGTGGCTGAAGAGGAATTCCCTGAAGAGTACCAAGGCGGTGTCCGTGATCTTCAGGTCCGATGGGTTCCTAAGGGATACCGCTTTGAGATTGAAGAGTACGACGGCTCCGAAGCAGTCCGCGTGTTTAGTCCTGATGACGGAATGGTGGCCTAGATGTTCGACGAAGAGCAGTACGACGAGGGCTACATGCCGCTCGACGAAGCAGTAGCCCACATGGTCCATGGATACGACATGAACGCGTACGAAGGCCATTCCCCTCTGTTTGACCCTTACTTTGAAGATTGACACATGAAGAACTATACGTCCCCCAAGGGAATCGCCGGTTTCACCAGCCTCACCCGTGCTGACACCAAGTACGACAGCGATGGTGTGTACCACACGAAGCTCACGTTCCCCTCGGCGGAAGCTATTGAGGAACTCCAAGACCTGATGAAGGAAGAGGCCCTCGAGGAACTCGGGAAAGCCAAGGCTGCTAAGGCTGCATACCCGATCACGGAAAACGAAGACGGCACCGTCACGGTCAAGTTCAAGAGCAAGAAGGCCCCGAAGTTCTTTGATGGCAGGGGGAACCCGATCAAGAACGTGGATGACCTGAACATCGGTGGTGGCTCGGTCCTGAAGATCAAAGGTGCTGCCAAGGGCTATGCCAATGGTACGAACATCGGCGTGACCCTGTACATCAACTCGGTCCAGATCATCAAGTACGTTGAGTACGTTGGTGGTGGTGGTTTCGATGCTGATGACGAAGCTGAGTATGTGGCTTCCGAAGATTCCCCGAAGCGTTCCTCGAGCAAGCAAGCTGAAGAGGAAGACGACGCTGAAGTGAATTTCTGATGGCTACGTCCTGGCTTCGAAAGAAGAACCACGGACTGAAGGTTAAAGCCAAGTTGCGCAGTGGTCTTGAAGACAGGATCGCAGCGCAGTTAGACGAGGCCGGTGTGGTCTATGAGTACGAGACGAAGAAGCTCGCGTATTCCATCCCCCACACCTACACCCCTGATTTTGTTCTGGACAACGGAATCATAGTCGAGGGTAAAGGACTGTTCGACTCTGCAGACCGCACGAAGCACCTAGCGGTTAAGCAGCAGCATCCGGACAAAGACATTCGGTTCGTGTTCTCCCGTAGCGCATCGCCCTTATACAAGGGTTCCAAATCAACGTATGCCTCCTGGTGCGAAAAGCACGGCTTCCTTTATTCCGACAAGGTTGTCCCTGAGGCTTGGTTAAAAGAGAGAAAGAAATGAACGAGAACGAAACACAAATGCACTTCGAAGCAAGCGAACTGGGTGCGGTGGTTAGTGCAAAGTTGGACTACAGCGATAGCTCCGCAAAGATCGCCGCCATGCCCGACCAGTGGTTCACCCGCGAGGGCCTCAAGGAACTCATTAGCTTCCTCAAGGACGTCCGTAAGGAACTGAAATGACCCAGGAACAGCAAATCCTGAAGCACCTCCGGAAAGCCGGTTCGATCACTCAGCGTGAAGCTTTGCTGGACCTCAGCGTCCAGTCGCTCACCCGCCGGATCACCGAACTCCGCCTGCGTGGTTTCAACATCGAAGGTATCCAGAAGCAACACCCGGTGACTGGTCAAAGGTACATGCGGTACACCTTGGGTAACCCGGAGGTTCTCTGATGCGAACGCGTCCCGTACCTCAGACCATCGTGGCAGCAGCAGAGGACGTTGAGTATCTGGTGCTCAGAGCCGAGGAGTTCATCAACAACCATCGCCGTCTGGGTTTTCTGTTCAACCGCAACGAAGTCGCTTACGCGTCAGTCGTGGCTGAGTACGTGAGTGGCGCGGTGCGTCTAGCAACCAAACAGGCATAGAGATGACCGTGACAGCACAAGATGCAATCGACATCCATAACGAGGATAGCGAAACTCCGGACGATTGGGAGGTTGTTAAGGAGGGTGAGTGGACGTCAGAACATAAATACGAGCACCGCTCAACGATTTACAAGCACGTACCCACGGGACGCTACTTCGCGGTTCATTCAAGCCGCTCGGGGAGTTACTGGAGTGACTACGAGTACACCGACGATCTCGCGAATGAAGTGAGGCCGGTCGAAGTTACCGTAACCGAGTATCACGCGCTCTAAGGGAGGCACCAAATGACAATCAAGGTTAAGCACACGAAGAACGGGAACGTGAAGATCACGATGACCCTGGAGCAGGCCGAGTACCTCCGCAGCGGTCTCATTAAGGCCGCCTATGAAGGAAACAATTGTGAGCCGATGCTTAAAGAAATCCTCCTCAACATTGATGACCAGCTTGCACATGCTGGCGTGAGCTTCTGAAGACACAAAGAGAGAGATATGAAGACCGCAGACATTAAGGTCGAGCTTCTGGATTCCATGGGCAGTGACCTTACTGTCGCTAATGTTGCCCGGGTGTCCTTCGACAAACAAAGCAGCCTGGACGAGAACGGTTACCTCCCCCACGGGGACGTCAAGCTCATCAACTACCTCGCCACGCATGACCACTGGTCACCCTTCGCCCATTGCTTCGCTCAGTTTCGCATCAAGGCCCCCCTGTTTGTTGCGAGGCAACTCGTTAAGCACCAGGTTGGCCTGTCGTGGAATGAGGTGTCGAGACGCTACGTCGATTCGGAACCAGAGGTGTACATGCCCGAATTTTGGCGTGGGCGGGCCGATAACGTAAAGCAAGGAAGTTCCGAGCAGCGCGTTAAGGTCAACACATACGGGACAGGAATCTGTGTTCGTTGCGGGGCGGACGTTCCGCGCAAGACTGCAGGCCCCCGTGGAAAGTGGTGTAGCGAGCGCTGCCGAGCATCACACCGAAAGGAGCACGATCCTGATTTCCGGATTAACTCGGCTAAGTACAACGCTAAGGTGCGAGGGCTGGACTTTGAGTTGGAGCGTGGTGATGTTGTGTGGGTCACCCACTGCCCTATTCTAGGAATCGAGCTAGATTACAACTCGAATAGTGCCGATGTCGATAACGCTCCCTCCCTTGACCGTATCGATTCGTCTAAGGGCTACACAGTGGATAACACTTGGGTGATTTCCAACAAAGCGAATCGCATGAAGAACGACGCGAGCCGTGAGGAACTTATTCAGTTTGCTAGAAAGGTGTTGCTCCACTTTAACGGCCAGATGGTGCCGAACTCTTCGTCAGTCGAAGATCACGTTCAAAGTTGCATCGACCAGTACAGCCACCTTCTTGACCAAGGTGTAGCACCTGAGCAGGCCCGCATGGTCCTCCCGCTGAACACAATGACCGAATGGGTCTGGTCTGGTTCCCTGATGGCCTTCGCTCGCGTCTGCAGGCAACGCCTCGACCCCCACGCACAACTTGAGTGTCGTCTGGTAGCTGAACAGATCGACGCACGGCTTAGACATTTGTTCCCTGAGTCTATGGGCGCACTTCTGGATAACTGACATGAACGTACAGATACACGGTAGGAACTTCGACATCGAGACCCACGCGAACGTGGAGACGATCTCTGAAAGCTGGGATGGTGACCAAGTGTTCCTCAAGGACAGCAATGGTGATGAGATCGCCCAGTTTTTCAAACACGACATCTCCTACATAGAAGTAAGGAACTGATGGGACGCGAAGAGTCCTCACTGATCCGCAAGGGACCGTGCGATGCGTGCGGCTCTAGCGATGCCAACGCACTGTACTCCGATGGTCACCAGCACTGCTTTAGCTGTGGTCATCGTGAGCGTGGTGACGGAGAAGTAACCCCTAACAAACGAGGTAGGAAAGTGGCAGCAAATCTGGACGAGTATTCCAATGCCGAAGTCCAAGGCATCCCTGCGCGTCAAATCAGCGAGGAAACCTGTCGGCAGTTCGGTGTTCGTATCGGCCAGTTTGCAGGCAAGAAGGCCCACTTCTACCCGTACGTGAAGGATGGTCAGGTAGTGGCCTGCAAGGTCCGTGGTCCAGACAAGGCCTTTGGTTGGATTGGGGACGCGAAACACTCCCCAATGTTCGGTCAGAACCTATGGGACAAGGGCAAGAAGATCATCGTCACCGAAGGCGAGATCGACGCTCTGACCGTATCGCAGCTTCAGGGTGGAAAGTGGCCGGTGGTGTCCGTTCCTAACGGTGCCCCGAATGCCAAGAAGGACATGGCGAGGCAGATGGAGTTCTTCGAGAAGTTCGAAGAGGTCGTACTGATGTTTGACATGGACGAACATGGCCGGGAAGCTTCTAAGGCGTGTGCCGAGTTGTTCCCCCCGGGCAAAGCCAAGATTGCATCGCTGCCCCTGAAGGACCCCAATGATTGCTTGAAGGCTGATAAGGGTGCCGAGGTTATCCAGGCCATCTGGAATGCGAAAGCCTACAGGCCCGATGGGATCGTAGGTGTTTCTGATGTGCTCGGGGAGATTGACCGCGAGGTTACCCATGGTCTCCCGTGGTTTATCCCGAAGTTGTCCGAGGTTACCTTCGGTAGGCGATACGGGGAGGTGTACACGATTGGAGCAGGTACCGGAATTGGGAAAACCGACTTCGTTCTACAGCAGGCAGCGTATGACATCGAGGAATTGAAGCTGAAGGTTGGCCTTGTGTTCCTTGAGCAGCGCCCTGCTGAGACAGTTACACGCCTTGCGGGAAAGATCGCAGGGCAACGGTTCCATGTCCCCGATGGTAGTTGGGAGAGAGGGGATCGCACGAAGGCTGTGCAGGACCTAGACGGTAAGGTCGTGATGTACGACTCGTTCGGAGAGACTGAGTGGGGTGTGGTGGCAGCGAAGATCCGCTTCATGGCACACGCAGAGGATGTGCGGGTCTTCTATATCGATAATTTGACCGCCATGGCCGATACCGCAAACGAGCGGGAATCCCTTGAGGCCCTGATGAAAGACGTTGCGGGGCTGGCCAACGAACTAAAGATCATCGTTCATTTGATTTCCCACCTTAGCACTCCTGAGGGGAAGTCACACGAAGAGGGAGGAATGGTCTCCATCAAGTCATTCAAAGGATCACGGTCCATTGGTTTCTGGTCCTTCCTCATGCTTGGGCTCGAGCGCAATCAACAGAGCGAAGACCCGGAGGAACGCAACACAACCACTCTGCGAGTCCTGAAGGATCGCTTCACGGGAGCCGCCACAGGCACCCTAATCAAACTTGGCTACGACCGTACCACTGGACGTCTCTACGACCAGGAAGGTGGGTTTGCGCCTGAACCTGACAAAGACGCATACACCTTTTAACTGAGAGAGACATGATTAACGAACACGACATCGCTGACTTCCGCGAAGACAACCACCTGCTTGCTTCGTTCCCCTCGGTAACCGCTCACGGTCCCGCAAGTACCTTGGTAACCAAGGCTTACTTCGGTGACGAGTCGGCCCTCACGATTCACCAAGATAACCAAGGTGCCCGAGAGTTTGAGAACGATGACGACATGGTTGTCCTTGACCGTCAGGCTCAACACACCCTGTACATCATCCTGAAGGCTCGCTTCGAGGAGGCCCTGTAATGGACTTCATCGCATACCCGAAGACCCCGCGTCTCAAGCGCGACATCGTCATCACGGAAAAGATCGACGGTACGAACGCCCAGGTGGTGATAACCCGAGGCAACTACTACGAAGCCACGTTTGACAAGAACGTAGTGGTATCGCGCGAGGATGGTGAGAACGATCACCTGATTATGCGAGTTGGTTCACGGACCCGTTGGATCACCCCCGGGAAGACCACGGACAACTACGGCTTCGCTGGCTGGTGCAAGGAGAACA